GAGCATCTGTCATAGCCTTAATAGCCTCTATTGTTTCTATACCTGCCTTATTATAATGAGGTGGGTGATTGACCATATCAAGATTATCAGACTGTTGCATTGCTTGTTTTTCTTTCATTTTCATATACTCCATGTGTCTTAGCATTCTTTATGCCTCTGGTTTAAAGTTGACGTGTATGACATTATCACGTTCTCTAGTCTTAGTCAATCTTTCTATGCCTTCTATCATATCATCATGTGATAAATATTTATCAGCTAATCTTTCTGTCTCATCTCTAAATATCTTGTTCTCTTCCATCAAAGGAACAGAAGCACATATCTGTTTGGTAAAACCAATCATAGAATAGAAATCATTATCGTCAAGTACATTAGCTTTATCTACTACCATTTTAAGAGTCACTTCACCTGTCCATTTATTCTTCTTATCAAGGTGGGGTCTAACTATTATCATAAAATCAGTGGGTTCTATATTTTGAGTATCCATATTTATCTCCTTATCTTTGTTGTTGAAAATCGTATAAACTTAGGGTGCTTATCTTTACCCTTTTCTTTTATCCAATCTTCAGGGATTATTCTATCGTAGTATCTGAATCCATGTTTTATACACCACTCTGCATATGTTGACTTCGCACCTTTTCTAAGTTTTCTCCTGCTGTTTTCAAACACAAATCTAATGTCTAACTTTGGATGTTGTTTCTTTATAGCTAGATGCTTTCTCCTATCAAGAGTTAAGAACCTGCCTTTCGTTTCTATTATTATTCCATTATATAATATAAAGTCAGGGGTATAGGTTCGGTAGCACAAGTCTTCCCACTCTATCTTTATAGACTCGTAAGAAAACTTACATCTATTTTCTACTAGATACGTGGAAACACTATGCTCTAACCCACTTCTATACCCATGCTTTATAGCATCTCTTCTGACTTTATGAGGAGACATTATAGTAGTCTTCGCCATCCTGTAAAAGGATTGAACTCGTAAGAATCATGAGAGTAACCAAGAGCCTTCATCTCTTCTTTAACAGCTTCGTCTGCCATCTTCTTGGCTTCCATAGCTTCTCTCAAACCTTTAGTTCTCATTTCACGGAGAGTCTTCTTAGCTTCTGCTAATTCCTTCTCCATATTTTGAATATCCTTTTGCAGGTCTTCTATTTTCTGTGTCATTATTATACACTCCATATTTCTTTTGCTTCTTGTTTTAAACCTGACCACATCCATGAATCTAGGTTAGGGTAAACCAAAGAAGCTATCTCATGTTTATCATCACTGATAGACAAAAACTTTTGTATACCCAAAGCAACTTTAATAAGTTGTGCCTTGTGCATAGCTAAGTTTTTAAGAGTAAACTTCTTGTACTCTTTTGGAGTAGCAAAGAATAAGTCTACACTATTCTTAGGATATGCCATAGAGTAGAAAGCCATCTGTCTTTTCTGTGCTTCAGTAGGTTTGCTAGGCATCCTTGTGGTTGTCTTCAAGTCTACTATCTTATCAGAAAATCTGAAGTCTATATATCCTATGATGGGAACAGGCAAGTCATCGTATTTAACTTCGACTTTCTCTTGGTATGCCTCAAGATTTTTATAGTCAAAGTTCTCATCAATAACAGTGCCAAAGCCTTTTAATAACTTCTTCTCTTTAGCTGTCTTTACATCCCCTAAATCAACACCTGATTCAGCACACAGAGACATGAACTTCACATCTAGTAGATTAAAGTCAAAGGCTTTTGCTTTCTTCTCATACTTGTCTGCTAATGCAAACTCAGTAGCAATACCCCTAACAGCACTCGCACCACTTGATGATTTAACACCAAACAAATATCTAGCCACCCACATAGGTGTATCATTAATGTACGTATTAATGCTACTAGGAGACAGATAGTTTATACCATGTACCTTGAAGGGGTTATTGCTTCGCACTATGCATTTTCCACTTCGATAAAGCTGTCCTCTGCATCAATGATATCGCTAACAGCATTAGACATATCATCATCAATAGAGTTCTGTGATGCTTGTTCACTCCACTCGGACACTATATATTGATTATAGTTTTCTACCCAAGAGAGGAAGTCACCAAACATAACTTGGTCTTTATCAGAGAGGTTAATCTTCTCAGACAAGTTCAACGTGCTAGTAGGCAAATAGAATCTGCTACCATTAGGTAGTTCTCTAGGCTCAGTAGCTAGAGCAATACTATGCTGAACAGGCAAACACTTTTGCTTTGCAAGTTTAGTAAAGTTAGCACCCATAGTTTTGAATGCTTCTCTATTATCTATTTCCCATATGAATGGGGTAGTCTCAAACTTAACATCCTTACCATTGGCATCAACAGCATCATGTAAATCAACTAATCCAAACACAACACGAACACGTTTAATCTGCTTGATAAGTTCCTTAGTTTTATCAGGCAGAGCATCAAAGTCTTGTATCCAACCTGCAGGTTTACCACAGTTGAACCCACCTTGATTATCCTTCAGGTCTTTATTAAGAGAGTCAGCCATAACTGTCTTATGATAAATACCCATAGGTTCTCCTTTTTTTGCAGACATATTCTTTACAAATCTCTTGTACATATATCTCTGCATGAAAGGTCTGATGGTGGCAGTCTTGCCATACAACACCTGACCTTCAGGTATGTCTAACTTATACGTACCACCCTTAACTAGAATCTCATCCTCATTTATAATGGGTGCATGATTAATTCTAAATCTAGGTAGCTGTGGAGTTTTCTTCTCAGCCACATTTGCTTCGTTAGCTATACCCATAGCCTTTGCCATAGATTCATAATTGTTAGTGTCTATGGTCACTAGGTTTGCTTCTGTCATATATATTCTCCTTTCAGAAAGTTAAAATGTTTCATAGTTATATCAGCTAACATCTTTAGTGTCAAGCCAATTATCACCTATTTTTGCCTCTAATAATAGAGGTACATTAAAGTCTATTTTAAACTGTTGATTTATTATAGCTTTCATGTCTTTGTTGATGCTATCCAATAGGAAAATAACTTTGTTAGTCTCGTCAGGATGCACATCAATCACTATTGAATCATGCACTGTATTAACAATACAAGATTGCAGTAAACTTAATCTATCTTCTATGTGTACAAGAATCAAAGGAACTATATCTGCAGTTGCAAAACTCTGCACAGGATAATTCTTTATCTGTGTGAAGTGTGATACAGAACCATTCATTCTTCGCTCTACATCAGGAAAAGAAAACTCTCTGCCTGATGGTGTAGTAATACTTCTCTTTTCTAAAGCCTCTTTAGCCAATCTGGAATGCCATGATGCGACTCCTTTGTACTTTTTGGTAAAGTCTTGGTAGTATTTTGCTTCTGCTTTTGTCCTACCGAATCCTGTCGCACCATATAACGGAGCAAAGGTATGTGCTTTAGCTTCTTGCCTAGTCGTACTTTGACCTGAAGCTGATATAACTTTAGCTGTATAAGCATGTACGTCAAAGCCTGTCTTAATCTCATTGATAGCCACCTCATCTTGTGATAAATATGCGGCAGTTCTAAACTCTAGCTGTGCAAAGTCTGCCTCTAGAATCTTACCACCTTCCCAACGTGAAACAAATACCTTCTTAACAGGGAACGTGCCACCTCTAGGCATGTTCTGCATGTTTGGGTCTGCTCCACTAAATCTGCCTGTCGCAGTTCTATGTTGTAATAGTCTTACATGTAACATACCATCGGTCTTTACATGAGACTTGATACCCTCTACAAAAGAAGATAGATAAGTATCTAATGCAGACAGTCTCTTCAAGTCCTGTAAGAAGTCACTAGCTTCTTTCATACCTGCTCTGTTTGCCATACCTTGTAGTATATCTAGATTACCTTTGGATACACCAAAGCCATTGGCAGATACCCACTTGGCATTAGGTGCATTGAATCTTAAACCTGCTACCTTAGTTCTGTCATCATGAAAATTATAACCAAGACCATTACAAGCAGGGTCTTTATTGGGATTAGCATAAGGAGTTCCATTCTTTCTTACCTTTCTTATATTACCTGTGCCATTACATATCTTACACATAACAGCTTTTGTTTTATATACAATGTCAGAGTTGTCTTTGACTGCATATCTAAAGTCTTCCTTGCTCATGTGAGGAACAAACTCGTTTGCCCACATAGCTTTGTCTTTAGGCTTTCTACTATAGATAACCCAAGACATCTGTTCAGGACTGTTAAGATTGATGGGCATATCCCCCATTAGATTTCTTACCTGTACAGATAGTCTGCTTTCTATCTCTTGCTTCTCTGTCTCAAACTCTTTTCTTACAGACTCTAACATAGATTCATCTACCTTAAAACCATTCCTATGTGTCCTTGCTAAAGTTCTACATACTTTATTTGTAAGTATAACTGTATCCATAAGGTGTGCATACTTAACAGAGTTAAGTTTCTTGTACTGCTCGTCAGATAACTGCTGTGTAGCATGTAAGTCTGCTGACAGATACTGTGACAACTCATGTCTAGGTATCTCATCTGTAGCATAACCTTTTGCAAAGTATTCCTTCAAGGTATCTTCCTTCTTAGTCTCTAAGTCATACCTCAATGCACAGTCTTTTAGATGCAAAGGTTCTTTGATACCTCGCTGTAATATATACTCTGTAAGCATGGTGTCAAAGACAGGACCTTCATACTTGAAGCCACATTCCCATAACCACATCAGGTCATAAGCTATGTTATGTCCTATAAGTATAGTAGCTTGGTCAAGCAACTCTTGCACACCAACGTGTGCCTCGCCATCCATATCCATATTATATAGATACTCATTACCTGTATCTGTTAAACAACCTACCATAACCAATTTATTGGTAGATTCATATGGGTCAAGATACATCTTCCCATCTCTTTTAGTTACTGTATTTTCTACGTCTAGTGTTAGTTTCATGCACTGTACCTCGCTGTGTGTGGGTTGATGTTGCAGTTTATCATGCCATGCCAACCTGTAATTTTGTTCTTAACAACATTCAAATGCCTCATAGTTGATTCGTCAGTAACACCTTCAACACTTGCAGGTTGTCCTATTAGTATCATCAAGTCGGCTTCTGCCGCCTTGCCTGTACGTGAGCCTTCCATCATTGCCTGATTAAGTCTCTGTCTACCCTCTGCTTCTGCATTGAGTTGTGACATATAGAATATAACACAATCATATTGTTTTGCAATCTGTCTTGCATATATCGCATTTGCTTTTAATGCTTCGTCAGGTCTTGAGTATCCTGCAGTACGTGCAAACTTATCTCCCAT